ACGAGCAGAACTCGAAGAGGGCAAAGGACCTCCAGTCTGCTATCGAGTCCCATAATAAGGACTTCAGCTGGAAAGGATTCGCCGAGATACCTGTTGACCTCAGGTTTAGGCATTTAGACTCCCACCGTGCAATATCGGTCGAGCTTAAAGAGCCAGCTGACCTGGCAGCATCAGTAGTGAGTGGACATCTCGCGAAGCAAATAATAATGCTTCACGAAGTCCAAGAGCCAGGATTCGTAGTATGCACTGGTAGCCTCCAGGATGTCTTCAATGACATCTTCGCGCGGAATAAAAATGACCGATATAAGGAGTTCGGTATAATAAAACATTTCTGCGCGACGTCGTTCAGCAGTGGCTACCCTGTGTTCTTCTACGATATGCAATGGGCACAGTTCACACTGGCAGCAGTCAATGACTACTTCGCGCAACCATCAGTCTGCGAGTATCTGCGTAAGGACAAGTCAAATGGTGTCCAGGTCGCGATGCTATGTATGGTTCCAGGTATAGGAGCAACCACCGCGGTTGAGCTTATAAACACCTATGGAACACTTCGCGCATTGATGGGAGTGAAGGAGGAGGAGCTGGAGCAAACAAAGGTCAATGGTAGGAAGCTAGGTAAGAAAGCCAAAGCAGTACTAGAGGCCTTGAAATGAAGAACCCGCGCACAATAAAAGCGGTTGTGGCAGCTCTCAAATGGGCAGCACAAGCAATGGAAGATGGTGAAATCGAGTGCCTATTCATAAGCCACGAGGACCATATGGACAAGGATGGCTTTGGAGTTATATCTGATAACGGCATGAGGACCTTCACCATAAGATATAAATACACGAAGGATGAAACTAGTGCATTACAGGAGTTGTTATAAGTGAAGATTGACATACAAAGGAATGAAATATCTGAATACCTAAAGGAGTTACTGTACCATGTGAAGAATGACTCCGTAGCTCTCCTGGATGCAGCAGTGGACGAGGTAGAGCCAGGTGTGTGGAGATTGAATCTGAACTATAAAATACTGGAGTGATTAACATGGCAGCAAAACTCACATATGACCAGGTAGTTGCATTCGCAGCATTCCTGGAATCTGAAAAGCTGAGGCACATGGAAGACATCGAAATGATTGAGGCTAAGCTAGCCATACTAAAATCACTCGGAGTTGAACCACTAGGCACAGCCCCATGGATTAATACTGAGGACCTATACGAGGCTTGTCAGAAGGAGGATGAGCCAAAGGTCCAGGGGAGACTATGCTCAGAGCGAAAGGTATTTCCTTAGGAGGTAAAACATGATATCTGATAACTACGAAGGCATTATTGAAAAGCGTATAAGGCGAACCAGCTATATCGATAGCATCCTTTCCAGGCAGGAGGGTATATCACTCTGGACAACTCACGATTCCAAATACCTTCCAGGAATATCCAAGGAGGATTCTAGCACAAGCGATGCAATCGAGGAAGTCATCGGAGAGCGCACGAGGCGTCTCAAGGAAGTTAGGGATTACCAGCCACAGGATATTGACCAGTCACACATGCAGGATGTATTGGACCGCGAACCACAGTTTCCAGGAGGAATTTAATGACACATATTAATGGTAAAATAGTTGAGCCAACCGGTGAAATCGTACTACCCATGTACTCTGAACGCAAATGTAAAAACTGTAGGCTATTCTGTCCAACTAAGTGGAGCATAAGGACTGGAACATGTATGCAGTCAGGCGGCACAGTGAATCGTGAGTGGACATGCAATCTTGACCAGGATGGTAAGATTCGCATTACCAGACAGCGCATAGTAGCATGAGGAACCCTCATGCATACTATTAGGGCCAATACAGCTGCTGACGCCTGGAGAGCAGCTATGACTACCATTGAGATATATGGTAACAATATTATAACTGAGGACGGTCAGCTAACACGCGAAGTAGTAAACCTAATAATCGAAGTTAAATATCCAGACCTAGGTTATCCCATACCCGGAAGTGGATGGAATATGGCAGGTCTGGAAAAGTATGCAGAGCAAATAATGGACCCTCGCGATAAGGGGTTCGTGTATGACTACGGCAGCAGACTGGCTAACATGGGTCAGATACCTCACGTTATCCAGATGCTACGCGAAGACCCCAAGACCAGACGGGCTATTCTGTCTACAAGAGTGCTCGAAAAGGACATGCTTGAGGAGCATACACCCTGTCTCCAGATAGTGGAGTTCCTACATCGCGGCGGAAAGCTAAATATGACCTGCTACTTTAGGTCACATGACATCAAGGCAGCGTATCCAACCAACATATATGGATTAAATAGGCTCCTGGAAATCGTTGCTAAGCATAGTGATATGCTACCAGGGTCAATAACAACTGTGAGCTGTTCGGCTCACTACTACATTGATTAGAGCGTTCTACACAGAACACCCTAAGGTATAATGGAAGAAGCAATCGGAGTGAATTAAAATGTCAACTACATACAATTGGACTGAAGTCGGTGTAAAGGCTCAGAGAATGACCTGGAATGGAGAGGAGGCCGGCGACTTCATTTATGGCGAAGTAGAGGATTTCAAGGAGGTTACAAGGAAGGACGGCACAATCGGTAATGTACTCTCACTGACCAACCCCGACACTGAGGAGCAGTACTCAGTTTGGGCTAAGAGCCAGCTACTGAGACTCATCACTGAGGCCAACATCCAGCCCGGAATGATGGTCAAGATAGAGTACCTCGGAAAGCAGAAGCTCAAGACTGACAAGACTAAGTCCTTCAGAGCATACAAGCTCTACGTCGCATCCCAGGAGTAATCCTGGGACTTTTTTGTTTATGGAGGTTACATGTGCCGGTTTAGAATGTGCATGGATATTATCCCTGATGAGCCAGTCTGCGACTTCATTCACCTGTGTGCGAGATATGGAACCTTCGCGAAGACTGAAGAGGAACTGTGCGGATTCTGCGGATATGATTACCCGAGTAAAGCGAGGAATATATTATGATAACTGAAGCCAATATAAATGATGCCTTTGATAATTATCTCCAGGCATTCAATGTCCTGGCAGAGAAAGAGGATGAGCTAGAGCTAATGAAACTGGAGATAGAGGACTTTAAAGAAGGTAGCCCAAAACACAGTGAGGCTATCCGAAAGGCTAGAGAGTTTGAAATGTCTCTAAGCGAGTATCAGCGAACCTATAGAAGAGCAGGTTTAGAGTTGGATAGGGTAAAGACCCTAGCCATGATGCAGCATAAATAACCCCGTTGGGCAATAGCCCTTCGGGGTCTTTTTTGTTTTTATTCTCACGGCATAATACTGGAAAAATTCGTCTTCGGTTGTCTATACGCCGCCATACTATTTATACTTTACGTCTTCATGATGTAGCGCAGAGCAACACACGGGGGCTTGTTCTCAGTCCAGTTTATCGTAGCATATGACGCAGGAGAGTTATGGGTGTGTGACCCATTTCCACCAGTATCGGTTGTATCTCCGGTTGAAGTGGTGAATCCGCTGTACGTACCTGGTGCATCTCCTCCACCAATACCTGTAGCTGGAGGCTTAGCATCGTACCAGATGTGCCCGTGAGCTGGCAATTCTGCGACAGTCAATGTATGGGCAGCTACAGTTATTGTATAATTCTGTGTCCAGGAGTTATATCCTCCAGAGGCACCTACTGCATAGGCCCCTCCGGCTCCTATAACGAATCCATCTGTAAGGTCAGGAGTACCATTGCTACCATTGCATTCTACCCATCCAGAAGGCAGCACTGCACCATCCCACATTATTATAACCCCTGATACTATACCAGCTGCGGAGAAGTCTGCGAAGTGTTTATTGCCTCCTGGATAATAGAGCATGTCACAGTCCATCCCACTTCCATGTCCATCATTTCCAGCATGCCAGAACCAATTATCCATTTCAGTCCTGGTATAATAGCGGTCGTCGTGTGTATGGGATAAGGCTCCAGCATAAGCCTCGTCGTACTGCGTTTCAGCGTTGTTCATATTCGTTGTATTAACTACCGTACTTGAAGTCCACGTCGTCTTAGTATAAGCCATAATTATACCACCCTTTTGATAAGGTAGAGAGCATAGAATGGTGGAATATTGTCCTCGGAATTATATGTAACAGAAGACCCTGTGTGAGTATGTGAACCACCGCTGCCCGCAGCATCTGTAGTCCTGGGAGCAGTAGATGAGCCGTTCGCATATACGAAAGTACCATTGTATCCGTATGAGTTATAACCATAGGATACTATCGGATATCCATGTGTTTCTGTCCAGACGTGGTGGTGTGATGCTATTTGGGTAGTATCTAGAACAGTTCCACCTATTGTTACTGAATAGCTAGTCGGAGTTACTGTTGCTGCACCGTAATAGTTACCTAACGTATAGCTACCAGATACCCCTATTACGAACCTATTCCTATAGTCTGGTAAAGTATATGCACCATGAGTTGCTCCATCGCATACGTACCATCCTGTTGGAACATCCCCGGAGTCCTCTGCCCACCATATAACTGAACCTACTGGAAGACCTGTTCCTATTAGCTCAGAAGCCTGATGACCATCTATTAAGTCAGCATCTGCTCCAGAACCATTCCCCATATATGACGGATTATAAAATTTAGTTAGGGCAGTGGCTTTAGGGTAGTATCTGGAGTCATGATTGTTCCAGGTAGAACTGGAAGCCAATACCTCGTCATACTGAGACTCTAAATGATTTAGTGCTTCGGCACTAATTCGCGTGGTGGATGCCCACGTTGTTTTTGTATAAACCATATTTATTACTCCTTGACTATATAACAGTATGCCTTGTATTTAGGTAAGTTATTTCCAGTTGTTCCCTGACCACCGGCCATCGTGCTCCCTGGATGCCCGTGTGCAGTGTCGCTACCTGCTGACGATGTCCATACAGCTGTAGACACATCTGTATTAGGTATTCCTCCAGATGCTCTTTGACCCGCAGTAATGTTATCTAATGTATCTGTAATACCAGCGTGCGTATGTGAAGGCATCTCATACTGCGTTAGAGCATGGGTGGCTATCGTAATTGATGCCGCGGTAGAGCTTTGTGTTGCAGCGCCACCAGTATCATCTAGGTTATACGTTCCTCCAGCTGCCACTGGAAACCTTCCACGTAGGTCCGGAGTATGGATATCTCGTCCATCGCATAGATGCCACCCTGCTGGGATTGATGCCTGAGAGTTCGCCCATATAGTTACTGTTCCTGCTGGCACCTGAGAGTTAATTATAGTAGTAGCTGTATATCCATCAAGGGTCTCTGCTACGAAACCGCTACCAGCGCCATCCTGTCCAGGGTTATAAAAAGGTATCGTGACGCATTCAGTCTCAGTATAATAGCTGGCATCATGAAGGGTTGTGGTGTAATACGACACCACTTCGTCATACTGCGTTTCCATGTTATTCATCCAGGTGGCTTTTTGAGCACCTGTCCCGGTAAGTTCGTACCATGTGTGTTTAGTATATGCCATATTACCACCTAGTATGAGTTCGCTGTAAACACCATCTGCAAGGACAATAGACTGTTCTTAGAACCATCCGCGACTGCGACGGAATACACGAGGATTCCAGTGCCAAATGTATCGGATGCGTTGTCTCCACCGTAGAACTTGACTGTGTCCCAGGTGATGTCGTTAGCCTCAGCTGATGCTATTATAAAGGTCGTGATAATGTGACCAGTGGTCCTAGCCTGTGCTGTTCTATACTTTCTGAATTTCTCTACTCCACCTAGCCAGAGAGATATGTAGCTTACCTCGTCGCCTATTGCGAAACTTGGAATCAAAGCATCATCTAACTGATAAGTATTGTTAGCTATCGCGGATGCCCATATATCTGGATAAGTATCGGGGTCCGACCATGTGTGAGAGTAGCTACGTAACTGGAGAACTACTGCGCTGCTATTAGCCAGGGTTGAGCCACCTGTTCCCCTATTCATCTTGAGGAATACTTTAGTCCAATAATCCTCAACTGGTCCGCTTACTGCGGTGATGTTATACTGAACTAGGGCATTATTTAAATCCAAGTCATCATAGTATACTGGGACCTTCTCTACTTGTGTTACTAGGAAGTCATCATCCATGTCATGTATAGCGCTAGTAATGTGCTGTAAAGTGCCTACTTCAATCCCATCTGTCGTCGTAGAGTAACTAACCCTGGTACCTATTGTAGCGTAGTGCGATAGTATCGCGTTGGCTTCTTCTAATCCCGAGTCTTCATCGGATATGAGGGGGTCATCTTTTACAGATTCTACTTTGCCACTTGTCGTATATTCCGTAAGCATTCTATCGGCGATTGCTGCATAGTCTGCGGAGGAGGTTACTATCTGGTACAAACCGTAGTATTCTATCTTCAGGGTGTCTACAGATGTTAGTTTAGTACCCAATCCGTCCTGTAGAATTACCTGGTCATTAGCCGACCAATAGAAGTCCTTTCCAGTCTCTACACCCTTAACCCCTACGTCTTGTAGCTCGTATGCTCCGCCATTCCAGCTGACATATATAACTGGCTCCTGCGCAATCCTGTAACCTACTGTCCATGAGGTAGTAGCTCCATCACCCTTCTTCAGCTCAGTCTGGAGGTCAGTCTTAGCCGAACCGCCTCTAATGTACTGCACATTGCGGTATTCCGGGTTTCCAGATTCTTTCGAGAAGCTATCTACTAATACATTAGTTAGAACGTTACCAGTCTCAGATATATTCCAGGCAGCTGCTACAGTAGTCCTAGGCATGAAGTATAATTTTTTATCTATATCAATATACCATGTAGTTCCTGCATACGCAGCTAGATTATCTAGGGCCTCGGAGACTGTGACATAATCGAATGACACTGCTACTAGTTCAATATCTGCATCTATTGTTCCTGCGGTTACTCCCTCTTCTGTTAGAAGATTGGTTATAATCCAATTTACTGCATCTGCTACTGTATCTGGAGCCACGAAAGCTGTAGCTATGATTCTCTTATCTGCCAGGTAGTGATTATCAACGCAGCTAATTCTATGCTCAATCCCACCATCAGGAGTAAGCCTAAGCTCAGTAGCAGTTTCTATGAATCCTGTAAATATAGTATTCAGGTGCACATCCAATATGGTCACATATTCGCCTTTCGTGAACCTATAGGCATGAGCTAAATCTAGAATTGAAAAGTCTGCTGTGCTTCTATCTTCTACTATATCCCTTACCATAGGACCGGAATTCATCATAACTTCACTCGCTCTGGGACCTTTCACCATAGCCCATGTAGTAGCGAGCTGTGTGGCCCATGTAGTGGGGAGGATATCTCCCCACGTATTGAAGGCGTAGTAGTCGGTTCCTGAAATTGAGACGAACATTTATACCGCCTCACTTAGTCTCTAATGCTAGTAGTCTCTGCTCTAAGAGTGCCATGCGCCTCTCGTAGTCCTCGTGCTTTCTAAGTAGAGCATCGTTCTTACTTTCGAGTTCTACGTTCTTAGCTTCCAGGACCTTTACCTTATCCTCAACGACGCATAGAGCATCATTTATAAGGGATAAGTCCTCACAAACAAGCCATAGAACATTATCAATATCTGCGACATCTACCTCAAGGAAGTCAACATCGTAGTGTAGTGCATCTACTGCTCTATGAACCCATCCGATGTAGGCACCGAGGTCAATACCTTCAGGCTGTCCATCAAGGCCATAGGATACTATCTCTTCAGGAGCTTCCTCTGCGAATAGACCTATGTTAGGCTTCTGGAACTTCTTAAGAGTCTTGCAAGTTTCAATGTGCTTATAGATAGCATAGTCCTGCTCTGCCTGTCTTACCTCTAGGTCCTTTGCAGGTACCTGTTCTCCACCCGGTAGAGTACGCGGCCTATCATCCTCTATGGGGAACATTGCCTCATAGTGAGCAGGGTCATCTAACTCTACCTTTCTAGTCCAAGTATGCAAGGTCCTATCAGCAACAGCCTTCCTGGACATATATCTAGCATGTCTATCTATATCGCTGTCTATAGGTCCTAGGTCGTTCTTGTACCTCTCGTTTGAGTGAGTATTCCAAGCATCTGCTATTGGGTCAGTGGTTGAAGTCTGAACTACATATATGACCCTATCTCCAGATGTTGTCTGGAACCTATTATAAGTCGCGCCATAGTAGTTATTACCAGCGTGGGCATCATATATACCCCAGTTTGCGGAAACTGTGCCACCTGTACCACCAGTAGATATCTCTAAGCAGAATAAGTTAGATATAGTACCAGTCATATAGTATGGTACGATACGTAGACCATCGGCATATGTTGTTACCGGAGTCTCATCAGCATGTAGATTGTAGTGCCCGAAAAATGCCTGCTGTGCATATAGTCCTGAAAGTGTGCCAGCGTCGTCAGTAGCGGCGCCATTGTGATTTCGCATTGTTTCTGTATAGAATGAGTATATGTTACCGCTGTTGGTTACACCAGCACGTACCTCTGGGAAACAGGCTGAGTATATATTGTAATTTGTAACTGACGCGCTTGAGGTACAAACCGGCCTACCAGTTAGTGCAGTTCCTATTGTACCAGCGGTATCGGTTAGAGTCCTAGAGGCAGAGAAATACCCTGCATCTGTGGATACATTTCCGCTACAAGCGATACCGGCTGCAACAGTCATGGCACCGGTAGTAGCAATCTTTAAGTCCTCCGAAGTAGTATCACCGGCAGAGAGTACCATAGAATCAGCAGTAGTCTTCCAGAGAGCCCCAACTCCGGTAGTACCATCCGCGTCTAGGAATACTACTTTGTTTGGTGCTGCTGCTGCGCCCTCATGAATAGCTAGAGCAAACGCTGATGCTGTAGTTGCTTTGGTTCCTAGGCTTACATTGGCTGTCGGCATTATTATAGAGCCAGGAGTTGCGTTTGACGTAGCCTGCAAAGTTAGATTGTTAGACGCATCTGTTCCACCATATAGAGTTTGGCCACCAGACCTTCCGTTTAGGGCGGCGAACTCTGATTCGTTTCTGCCGTCTAATAAATCTGCATTCAGGTTTGTAACCGCGGTTGTAGAAGCTATTACCAGAGGTGCTGTACCAGTTGCTACATCAGACTCAAGCTGGTTAGCTGTTACTTTATAGGCTCCGACATCCCAGTTAGCGGTTAGGGGTGTGCTGCCATCAGTCTTCACGTATCCAGTTACTACAGCTGGATAAAGTTGTCTCCAAACTGCTGCCGTAGGAGTGACATCCTCTGCGATGAAAACCTTGTGTCCAGTTGTGTTAATCCATAGGCTTCCAACAACGAATCCATCACCGGAGTCGTCATTTGCTGTTGGGTCCGAGGCAGAAGTGTAAGCACTAGAACCTTGAGGGTAAAGTGCTCTCCATGTGGCTGTGCCTGACCCTACTGTCTCAGCGATGTATAAGTCGTGACCAGTTGTATCAAACCACATTGAACCGACGCTGTATCCATCTCCAGAATCATCATTTACAGTTGGAGCAGAAGATGCTGCCCAATTGCACTTCGCAAAGGAAGCATCAATTGTATCCATATTTGTATTGATTACTGCAATATCAGCGGCATCTGCATAGCCGGGCTTCACTAAACTATTTCTTGTAGTAGTTGTAGACATATTTTCACCTCAATAAAATAGGCAGGCTTTGGGCCTACCTAACTTTCAGCCCTGCGCTCTGCCTTGTTCTGCTTACCATAGCAGCGCCTACTGCATCTGCTACTTTCTTTCCGTCCATGTAGATTGCATGAGTGTGCGCGCCACCAGATGGTGCACCACCCATAATGTTCTGTATCATTCCTGGTAACTTATCAATAGGTACTATTGCTTCAGTTCCAGCTTCACCAACACCTACGATTGAAGGCTTACTAATGATACCACCGTCTGCAAACCATCTAACTGAATGGCCTGCAATTCCGCTAGCTGTTCCAGCTTGAGCTGCTGCTGATGCTTGAGCACCCCAACCTGTGCCATTAGCTATACCTGCTCCGCCTACGTACCAGCTTCCACCATATGCAGTCCTAGCCTGAACTCCGCCTAGGTCAGATACGCCTTTCTGAACCGCTTGGAGTTGAAGTAAAGTTCCAGATACGGCTTTGGCAGTTTGGTTATAAGCTATCGCGTATGGATTTGCCATAGCTGCTCCGCCTGCTCCGCCTGGTCCTCCACCCATAGTTTCAGAGAGAAGTACAGGTTGACCACCAGACATTCCAGCTGTTAGTCCGGCGAAGGTACCGTTTAGGTGCGCAGTTAAATTCTCATCGAATTTATTCATGCTGGCTATATGAGACTCAGACCACTTAGTAAGACCATTGGTCACGTTCAGAGAGGATTGCTCCCACTTACCGCTCGTAGCACCCATCTTCTCCTTGAAGTCTTGTGCAGCTACGTTGGTCTTAGTTGTGTTCTCTGCCCTTATCTGTTCCATCCTCTCGGAATTTGCGGTCCACCTAGAGTTAGCCTCGTCCCACATTCCACAAGTAGCTGCCTCGGCTGCTAGCTTGTTATCATTTGCTAGCCTGGCTTGAGCATTTAATGTAGTTTGTGTCTGAGTCTGAACAGAAGATATCTGGTACGCATTTCCAAGAGTAACGCTGCTGGCATCCTTAGCGGCTCCAATTGTAATGCCCTTAGCAGTAGTTGCTGCCCCTATTGTAACTCCCTTTACTTGAGTTGCTGTTTGGGCTGCGTCTATTCCACCAGGACGACCACTTGTAGGACCAATGTAGCTCTCTTGGAATAGGCCCTCAGTATGCTCCTGCATGTAGCCTAGTTCAGATATAGCTTCACAAAATCCTGCGCCCTCTGCGGATGCTTTTACTAATTCGCTGCTAAATTGCTTAAGGTTTGGAAGTATCCCGAATGGGTCATCGTTCTTAGCATTATATGCCTGCTTAGCTAGCTGTTCTGCGGATGGTGCTGCTGCGGCTACGGGTGCTGCGCTTGGATTCCAGTTGTAGAAGCTTGGAATAGCTGTGGTTGGCGCAGATATCATAGTCTGAACGCCTACATCCTTAGTTACTAACGGCTTAGCTTCAGTGCCATATGTCGGGTCTAGTAAAGACTTTGTCTTTGGTGTGCCACCTGTGTAGCCCTCAAGACCGTTTCCGCCATACATGTTTCCAGATAGACCCATCAAGTAGTTCTTACGAGCTACATCTGGGCTAAATCCATAGGCGGCGTTGACATTTCCTTTATTCGTCTCATAGTACGAGAATGCATCCCCTAAAGACATGCCTTCCTTCGCGGCAGTCTTGAAGAAGTTATAAGGCTGCTCACCGGTCTTTAGGTCCTTTGCCATTGCATCGGTAATCTTCTTAGCGCCTTCGTCGGTAATGCCCATTTCCTGGTTACTCTTTCCAGTGACAGTCGCCAATCCGGAGTTTCCGCCAAAGATGTTTCCAGGGTTCCAGCTCTTAACAGGGTCCCAATTCTTAGCAGAATCAACCTGCTTGTAGAAGTCGTTAAGTTGAGTTTGAGCATTTGACGCGTCTACTCTAGGTAAGCTTATTGTTCCCACACTGACATACTTGTCTAAGCCAGGGACCATTTTAGCGATACCATTAATACCAGAGCCTAGACCATTTATAGCGGTTTCTGCGGCGCTTATTACACCGTTAATTGCAAGCCTAAAGCCTGCGTCTACTGCGCCTGCAATGGCTGTGCCCCAGGCCTTCGCTGACTCGATAGCTCCTGTTCCGAAGCTTACTACACTATCCCACTTACCTGATAGCCAGCCTTTTGCTGCGTCGTATATACCTCTTGCAACGCCTGCACCAAATTCTATTAGAACTGAGCCTGCTGAACCAACGAGGATTATACTTCCTATAATTGCGTCACCAATACTGATTGATGTTGCTCCAGCAATGAATGAGTTTGCTGCGTTTACACCCGCCTGTCGAACTGCACCCATATCTATACCATTGAATGCAGAGGTTACCCAATTAACTAGGTTTCCACCTAGAGAAGCTAATGCACTCATGCCAGCCGAGAAGGCACCTGCTGCACTTGCAGCCCATGAACCCCAGGGGGCATTCATTAACGCATTTCCCATAGAGGCTGCTGCACCGGATATTGCACTAACTGCATTCCCAAATAGGCTAGACCAGTCTATCTGTGAGATTCTATTTGCAGCATCGATAAACGTGGCTAATAATACACCGCTTATATTTGACATCTGGCTCGTTATGCCATTTAGAATACTGCTAAAATCGAAGTTGGCTAAAGCAGTTCTTAATGTTTGTAATGCACCTGGGATGTCTCCAGCGAAAGCTTTGACTAAAACATCATTAAGCGTATATAAACCATCAGTTAATGGTTTAAGCATTGTGTCGCCAATTTCAGCACCGAAGTTCATTAGAATATTCTTCGTTCTATTTAACTGACCGTAGAATGTGTTGAGTGCTTTGTTGGCTTCTTCAGTGGCTCGCGTATTCTCTTCGTAAGACTTCCTAGACGTTTCCGCGTATTCCCTATATGCTTCTATTACATTTGGTAGAGTAGCTGCCATGCTACGGCCATACGACCCAAAGAGGTCTCCAGCCATGTTGGCGCGCTCCATCTCGCTGGTAACGCCCTTTAATCTTTCACCGACTAAAGCGAATAAATCAGGTAACTTACCTTGTCTCACTGCGTTATCATACATCTGCGTGGTGATGCCTAACTTCTTCATAGCGGCGATTGACTGCTTAGAGCCACTGGTGAACGTGTCAAACATCGATTTCAACTGTGTCTTAGCTTCCTCAGGCTGAGTACCTATCTCTGCGAAAGCAGCGGTGAACCCGTTAACCTGGTCTATGCTAAGACCCATGTCATGTCTTAGACCTACGAAGGCTTCTGCGCCGCGAGCAATCTGTTCCTCACTGGCACCCGTCTCATCTGCCAGGACTGCTACTGCTGAACCCCAGCGCTCCATTCCTTCTGCATCTAATTTATAACCTGTCGCGACCTGGCTGAGATACTTGGAAGTAGTCTCCATTTGGCCGCCCCAGGCAGCGTTTACTTTGATTAATGACTCAGTGCCTTTTATTAGGGCCTCTTCTGATTCGAATAGACCTGTAGCAGCTAAGTCTGCTCCTGAATTGGCTATGTCTACCGTAGATTGCCCATATTGATTAGCTAACTCACGATAAGACTCTTTCATCCTCTTCTGAGCATCATCATTCAAGTTCATGATTTTATTAACTCTCATGAACGCCTGTTCCTGGTCAGCTGCCCATTTAATCGAAGCTCCTGTTCCTAGAGCAGCGCCTGTAGCCATTACTTTGGCACCCGTTACTAGAGCACCACCAATGGCACCCCCGAGGGCACTGAATTTGCCCTCTAGGCGCTTACCCATAGACTCGGCTTCGTTCTCAGCAGCCTTTAGACCACTGGAAAAGCCACTCTTATCCAGGTCTAATTTGACTTGTAAACTGCCTACCTCATCCGCCATTGTATCACCTCTTGTTGGAAATCTTGATTAGCTTTTCTTTAAGTACTGTCTTCTTAGCATCGCGTTCCTTCTTACGTTTCGGAGTCTCCGGTAAGTATTTCTCCAGATTCTGGAACTTCTCTGCCAGGAAGGCACCTAGGAAATTAATGGTTTGCCAAGAGGAAGTAGTTACTATGTCCGCTTCGTGCCCGTTTCTATAGGTCAGGAACATATTGATTTCTGGAACCGTGAGTAAATAGGTATCAGTAGGTAGGACTCCGAGGGAGCACATCTCTTCGATGGCCCAATCAAGCGTCCACTCACTGGTCGCGGTTGGCCCCGCCTTTGACACCTGCTCTTCGAAAGCCGATACCTGCACGTACCGCACGACCAATGCTCTCCATGAGTGTATTGTGCTCCTTCTGGAAAGCATCCATAGCTTCCTTCTCATCCTCTATGAGCTGAATCTTCTCGGCGACAAAATCAAAGTGAGCCTGGAACATCTCGTTTACATCATCAATCGAGACCATGTCCCTCATCTTCGCGGCTCTCCTGGCACCATTGATACCATGAGCAACCAATACAACCTCTTCACCGAGGTCGTATGGTGTGTCCGCGAGGGACCATACATTAACACGTGGGAATCCAAGCTGCTTGATTATATTTTGGGCCGAAGTAAGCGCCATAATGTCAAAGCGGAGTTCGTAATCTGTGCCTGCAAGGTTGATTATTGAGTTCATGGGTTGCATTTTAAATCACTCACAATTAGGTATATAGTCTAAAAAATAATGACCTGCTTAAGCAGGTCGGTAATACAGTGGCCCGTCGCCCTTAAAGCTAAGGGTTTCCATGACCACGTTCTTCGGGTCGAATGTCCAGTCTTCGGTCTCTATGTATCCATAGCCTTCCATTCTAGTATCTGTTGAAGTACTAACGTACAGCATCAGAATTAGAGGAGTACCATAGAGGGCATAGAAATCGTTGTAGTCCAAGCCACCAGCTAGCGCTAGGGGGTTGGTTGAATCTGCCATAAGTCCTGCTCCTGTGGAGCCAGAAGGAAGTATAGCTACTAATCCCAGAGCCTTTACGGCCGGGTCAGCGTTGAATGCAGCGAGCACCTGGAGAGCCGTTGAAGTAGCTGCGCCTGTGGCGTATGCCAGGGTGACAGTTACTGCATTGCCTGTGACACCGATAGTTAGTGCGCCATCGCTTCCAGGGTCTACTATCTCAACAGTCTTACTGTTTCCAGCAGTGCCACCTGGAACATGCCTGAAAGTCAGGTGTCCATTAAGTGCATCTGCGGTTGACGTTACCTCTGCTTGTGTAAAGACCATGAAGGAATCTACTGAGAGGCTGAAGTCTCTTAAGGTTGGGAACCTTCGAACATACGCGTCTCCGAGAAGTGGAACTTCTACCAGAGAAGGACCATTCGTAAGCTTTGAGACTGAGGCACCCATTACCTTTGTAATGGTGGTGAAATAGTTTCCAGAAGCGCACCTGACGACGTCAGAGCTTCCTCTGGGAGTGCTCAGGACAATTCTGCCGCCTGCGTACTCTACTGTGCCTGTCTGAGTTACGAAGTTGTTATCCCCACCAGAGTCATGCTGGAAAACAGGGGTTGTGCCCCTGTCCAGGTATCTCTTAGTTGGGTCAACTATCTCGTAGACTGTATACCGCTGGTAACCCATAGAGGTCATGTTGACCTCCTGCATAGCTTCATTGGACAAGGCTGCCACTGCACCTGAAGTCATGTACACGGCTGCCAAAGTCGGTACCATTGGGGCTACATCTACCATCTAAATATCCCCCCTAGCTTAAGCGTATACAAGTAGCGAATCGCCCTTCATTGAAACAGAAGCCCTAACGACTTCATTTGGGTCGAATGTATAGTTGATTGACTCAATGTAGACTGAGCCGGTAAGGGTGTGACCGCCGCCGATAGTGAAGATTACGGTCTTCTTAGCGGGGGTGTATATGTCAACGATGAGCTTAGCCTGTCCAGCATCAGTTGGGTCATATACCATGTCAAAGTCCATGCTCCAATCACGGATGGTTGGGAACCTATTGACGAAGTTGTCTCCAAGTTCGGTAACATCTACGAGGGATGGACCGTTGGTAATCTTCACGTTGCTGGTGCCGTTAACTGCTGTGCCATCATAAGTCCAAGAGCTAGCTCCGCCTACTGCCTGTGGTGTAACATCTACCATATTAATCATCTCCAATTTAAGTTGTCTTTACTTCAAAGTTCATCGAATAACAAGTGAGGTTATTCGCATCTTTACCTAGGTATATAGACCCGCTCCCGAGGGAGAGTACAAAGACTAAAAGAACTCCATCGGATATTACCCCTGCTGTTCCTTCCAGGTAATTATTAATTGCCACAGTATTATTTAGTGCCGTGGCAGGGTCCGAGTGTCTAACAACGACTTGGACCTTGTTCCTCTGGACAAGGGGTAATTTACTTCCTATCCCTCTATTTGGAGGGGGGCCTTGATACCCTGTAACTACGGTGCAATTGAAAGGAGTAGATGGACTAAAGTCCACGAATATGCTACTTCCTAATGTGCCGTAGCCACCGGTTTGCAAATATGTTGCAATCGCTTCCTGTGCACTAGCCATCTAAATCTCCTTCATTTTATACCTACGAAATGTAGGATTACATAGCCTATCGCAGCGAACATCGCTGATACAAAGGCTATAACATAAGGTGTGAGGGAGGATTTTACGTCCTTAGCGCCACTGTTATGGCTTTCTGCCTGCGTCATCCTTGACTCCAGCTGTCCTATACGCTGGTCCAGGGCTCGCTGCGCCATCCTGTCTTCAGCAACCATCCCATCCATCTTAGCTTCGACTGCCGTCATCTTTGCTGTTAAATGCTCGCAAGTATCGTAGAGTCGTATCAAGTAGCCTTCTACTGATGTCGGTTTGATTGCCCCGGCCATTGGTACCACCTAGCGTTTTATCGTTTTTATGCCGAAGATATAACCACATGCCATGAAGGCTAGGTCTCTCAACGCATCAGGTGTTCCGGTTTGTATTACTAGGTAGCAATACGTAATCATTATGAGGAGGACTATCGAGAAAGTTCTAGCGCCCGACATTTTAAAGTTCCCTATCTGGAGAACTCCTTCATCAGGGGTATAACTCGTTTCGGTAACCGGTTTTTCTTCTTCCTCCTCTTCGTCTTTAGCCTTTAGCACGGGGCACACTACATCTTGTGCCATGGGTAATCACTTTGCCAGCATCTTCTGTATCTCTTTCAGGAGTGGCTCGAACTTAGCCAGCTTCGCTGAAACTTCTTTAATCTCTTCTGGTGTGACTTTCTCATCGGCTAGGACCTTCTGTATCTCTACCAGGACATCAGAGACTGCGCCTACGAACTGAGCCGCTTCACCCATTACCTTGAGTGCTCCGCCATACTGTCCGTGGTACTTAGCAGCGAGTGCACCGACTACCAGGGTTAGCCCTGTAGCTACTGCAATCATCATTGATGGGTCCATAACTATGGCACCTTGAAGGCGGGATTCTTAGCCCTGAGATTTCTAATTGCCAGGAGTTCTAGGCCATCTGTGCCGAACTTGTCATGCCACTCTTTCCTGTCATAGTTGGTGCCACCATTAGCGCCCTTGAGCCTTATCCAGTCTCCACCATAGGTATCAACAATCTTCTTGACTGACTTCTCATTTATCTCTGCGCCAATGATAACATCGTCAGGCTTAAGCTCAGACTTCTTGACTGACCTGAAACCCTCATCTTCCTCAGCATCTAAGACCTCAACGCGCTTGATAAACTGCATTGGGTCAAGCCCTGGAACCATCACTGTGGAACCTGCTGGAAGAGCTGCCTCTTGTCCAGTCCAGGGTAGACACTCTAGCCAATTGCCGTCCTTATCATAGCCGTTCTCGTCTCTTGGAACTAATTGTTCTGACATTTTAATCTACTCCATTACTGCATCCTCAACTGAGGCTTGCAGCTTTGCTTTAATTCTTGAATGCATGGTAGGAACTAGTTCATTGAACGCTGTTTCCAGGAACTTAGCTTGTCCTACGGGGTGGTTCAACGATAGGTCCTCGTGCTGCCTAGCGGCATACGAAGAAGCTGCTCCACCATAACCGACTGTGACTTGCATCAAAGTTAAATCTGATTTGACTACGCATGAATCTCGAAGTGTTCCAGAGTCTACTGGACACCGTTGCTGAGATAAGCCCTTTATCTCGTTTCCTAGGACCTTCATGACTCCTAGGACCTTCTTTGCTATCTTCATGTCAGCGTCTTTCTGCCACATGAACCTCATATCTACCTCCTAGCGTAGAACCTCTCATCTAGGATGGTCTCTATGACTTCTTGTATCTCATAGAGTTCGGTTGTATTTAGATGGCTGAAGTTCTTACGCCACTTCTCCATGAGAAGCATTAACTTTGAATCTCTTCCAGTCTTGTCTTTTCCACTGCTCATCTGGTATCACCTAGATTTTAGCACTTTGTTGAAACGCAGTTAAAATCGAAATACGCATCAAACTGCAAAGTATGCGCGCTTCATGGGTCGTATCTGATGAATTCGATTGCGGGGTTTGTTAGCTTAGAATTGATGATTTGGTAGCTTAGTATCATGCCCGATACATCGGGGTATAAACCTCGCGACTCTAGGTAGGGCGTTTGCCTTTGGAAGCAGCCCATGCCGATTATCATCATTCCTAGATACTGTGGTAATACATGTTCCGTATGGCAATGTCCAGTCGCCATGATGTGAGGTACCTGACCCTTCTTATTGAAGGCTAGCTTCATTGCCAGGTCTTGAGTCCGCTTACTCCTAACGTCTGCGCATCCATTGGTTCCATGATATGCGTAGAGTTCCAAGCCGCCTCCAAGTGTAACTGAGCCACAGTCATGACCTAGGTATACAAGGTCGTCACGTTCCTCCGCGACCGCCTGTCCTATGTCTACGCATCCGTGCTTCTGTAGCGAGAAATCATGGTTACCAGTGATGAAGACGTTGGTATCGAATCCAGCCGGATAGTTTTCTACGATGTAATCTAGAATAGCCTTTGGTTTATGAAGGAATTGCTCTGCTGCCATGTCTTCGTGCATATTTAAGCCATCAGACAAGTCTCCGAGGCATACTAGGGTATTTACATCGCGTCTCTTCGCTAATCGAACGAAGTCGTTTAGCTCATCGAGGCATTGATAATTGGACCCGAAGTGCAAGTCCGAGATGAAGGCAATCTTGTGAATCTGCTCGTCTTCTAGCTTGTTCTTCCTATGCTTAGTCTTCTTCGCAGAGCGGGGCGCTGCGATGCCGACTAAGTCGTTCCACATCTTATTGAAGAGCTTAGGAGTAACACCGACGAGGTAAGCAGCTTGTTCAAAAGAACCGCCGACATCGTATGCCGAGATGAGGTCCTGTCTTGTATACTTAACCTTGGACAAGTAATACCTCCGAAGGTCAATACGATTGCCCTCAATAAGCATTGGGATGTTTTGTGTAATTAATCCCATTTATATAATACTGAAAAATTTATTATATAATGCCTAATTAAGTGGCTAACTGTCTCCAGTGCCTGCTGCTGTTATCCCGGTAATTAAAATCAATTGAGTTTTATATTGGTTACTTTGGTTACTTTGGTTATTTTCAATTTTCGCTATGAGTAAACCCATTATAACCATTATAACCAAAATAACCATAAAGTAATACATGAGGGCCTTATGTACACTTTACATGTGTTCCCTATAGGAGATTTTTTTATGGTTATTTGTAACCAACTTTTGGGGAAATCAGCATCTGGAAACCCATTTTCCGTGTAATCAGCGTGTAACCAACGCTATCAGCGGACGTGTACTCATTTTCAGATTTGGTTACAAGGACTCAAATGCAGAATACGCTGAGTTCTACGACGCCTGCCTCGTTATAGTAGTGGTCCACCTTTAATACGGGCGGATACTTACCATCTGGAAGAACTACCTTGTATAACACGGTATAATTCAAGCTGCCTACCACGTATAGCCTGGCTTGAGAAACTACCTCTTGTCCTGCGTTGTTTCGAATCAATTTAGGGTGCATCTCAATGTAACAAGGCGTAGAGACACCCGTTCCATAGCTAGGAGTCCCAAACTTGTCATAAGAGGTAAAGGGATAAATCATAATCGATGTATCCCTCCAGTCTGCGAAATCCTTAGCAAATGTGCCTACTTTCATCTAATCAAAGCTCCAGTGTTCTCTATCACCATCGGAGCCTTCGTCTCCATAGTTCTCCTGCATATCCCGGTAGAATTTAGCTGGGACTGCGAGGGTCGTTCCATTCTCCAGGCTCCTATCCCTGGGAGCTGCCGATGTAGTGAAGCTATAAGGCTGTGGGCTAACATTAGCGGAGTTAGTAGCGTTTCCGAACTCCTCGACGGCCTGTTTCCTAAATGAGTCCGCAATCTGTCCATACTTAATGGACATCGGACCTAAGGTCTTATCCGCCATCTGTGAGTACTTTGACGCTGCTGCTACGCATGCGTGGTGTGCAGCGAGGTGCCAGTTACCGTTTCCTTCGGCATTAAAGTAATCTAGCTCCTCATCTGCGAACATCGCATTAGCCCCTGAGCTGGAGACATCCGTGTCTCCTAGCATCAGCCTCAGCCTATCGACATCACTGTTAGTCGGGTCATAGCCATAGGTATATGTTGGGGCCATTTAAATCACCTTATGTTATTATAGCTGTCAGCACCCATCTCTGCAAGGTCGCGAAGTAGGTAAACTGCATCACGCCATACGAAGCGGTCGATGTATCCGCCTGTGAGCCAGAGCAGAATATCTGATTCGCAGCTGTAGATGTGGTCTGGTGGTAAGCAGTCATCGCCTTTGCGACGGTGTTATTGAGGACGGTTATTGTCCTGCCACCTACGCCTCCAGTGAATCCTGAGATTCCGAAGGCTGCTGTTGGGCCTGTGACTACGTACTCATTGACTCCAGCTGTTAGGGCTACGTTATCGTTCTGACCATCGGTTAGAGTGAGCGTGGCCTGTGTCCTGGCAATATCAATGTCTGCTGCAACCACTGCCCTGAATGCTGGCTTAGCTGCTGCTCCGCTTACTGGTCCTGCTAGGACATAGTTCGCGGTCTGCGTATCTAAGTCAATCTCCTGGTCAGTCAGCCCGAGAACAGCTGCGGCTGCACCGTCTGCTATGGTTGCTATGGTGTGGTGTGCATTGATGTTAGCTGCGTGGGCACTGATGTCTACACCATCAATGGTAACTCCGCCTGTTACGGAAAGGTTTCCAGTGAGGTTCTGAGTGCCATCTGCCAGGAGGTATGATGTGCTGTGCAGTCCATCGAGCATGTCAGCGTTTAGGTTAGATGTCACCGTTTTGCTGGTTACAACTAATGGCGCTGTGCCGTCTGCGACTGTTGACACAACTTGGCTACCAGACAGATTACCAGTTG